ATGGATTCTGCCAGGACTGAGATGATCTCCGGGAGACTGTCCACCAGCGCGGTGAGGAGCTCGACTCCCGCCTCCGCGACGAGGATCGCGCTCTCCATCAGGCCTTCGATGAGCCCGATGACGATCTTCGGCGCCGCTTTCACGAGCTCCGGGACCGCATCCAGCGCACCCCGGACCACAGCCTGGACGAGGCCGACGCCGGCCTTCACGATGCTCGTGATGGTATCCGAAGACAGGAGGCCGGTGACGAGAGAGGTAACCATCTTGGCCGCCGCGTCGATGAGCGTCGGGGCCTGCTCCGCGATCGTGTTCACCAGACTGATGACGAGATTCACCGCGGACGTCACGAGCGTAGGCGTTGCCTGGATGATCCCGGTGGCCAGCGTGAGGACGATCTCGCCCGCGGACTGCAGGATCTTTGGAAGGTTCTGTGCGACGCCCTGAGCCAAAGCCAGGATGGCCTTGCCGCCCTGCTCCATGATCTGCGGGAGCTTCTCCCGGAGCTTGTCGCCGAGCTTGCTGACCCAGCCGGAGACCATGTCAATGAACTCGTCAAGGTCCATGTCTCCGTTGAGAAGGTCGCCGACGGCCTTTGCGATCTCCTGGACTGCCGGCACGATCTGCTCCAGCGCTTTCACAAACGCCGGAGAGAACGCTGCCACGACGGTCCTCTTGATCTCGTCGCCGGCTTTGTTGATGCGGTCGAGAGCATCGGACATCCCAAGCAGGGGAGTCAGCGATTCCTCGCCAACCACGTAGCCGACGTCGTGAGCCTCCTGAGCATAGTCAGCGAGCGCATCAGAGCCGGCCGCGATCAGCGGGTTCAGCTCCTGCGCGGACTTTCCGAAGATGGCCATCGCGGTGGCGTCGCGCTGTGTCGGGTTCTCCAGCGCACCCAGCGCGTCGATGACGTCGTTGAAAACGCTCTGGCTGTCGCGGAGATTGCCGTCCGCATCGGTGACGGATACGCCAAGCTCTGCGAAGGCATCAGCTGCCGCTCCGGATCCATCGGCCGCGGAGCTCATGTTCCGCGTCATCTTGGCCATGGATCCCGTGATGGTTTCGACATCGACGTCCACGAGGTTGGCCATGTACTCCATCTCCTGGAGCCGGTCCGTAGAGATGCCGGTCTGCACGGAGAGTGTTGCCAGGTCATCTGCCCACTGAACGGTCTCGGTGACTGTCTTGGCGATGCCCTTTGTCACAGATACGATCGCGCTGGCCAGCGCCTTGACGCCGCCGATGATGACGTCGCTGATCACGTTGGCCTTCAGGATGTCGCCAAAGGACAGGCCCTTCTCGCCGGCTTCGCCGAAGTTCTTGCCCATGTCCTTGACCGCTTCGGATTCCTCCTGGGTGGGGTTCTGGGCTTCCTCCAGCTCGCGAGTCATCTTGTTGAGGTCGGCCTGCGCTTTGTTCAGCTCGGTCTTCGTCTTCGATGTCTGCGTAGCAAAGGTGTTGTACTTGTTGGCCGCGTCCTGTGCTTCCTTGGAGTTCTCACCGAACTCCTGGGTGGCGCGTTCCATTTCGGACTTTAGTCTGGCCAGCTCGCTCTGCTGCTTGCTGTACCGTTCGGACAGCATACCGACCTTGTCTGTCTGGTTCGCGATCTGCCGCTGGAGGACCTGAGACTTCGCGGCCGCTTTGTCCTCCGCAGATGCGTTTTTATCGAACGAGGAGGTCAGCAGCGCCATCTCGCTGTTGAGCTCCTTAGTCTGCTGGTTAATATTCGATAGCGCCTGACGGTATTCTCTCTCGCCGTCTACGCCGATCTTCGCGCCGATATTCGCGGGCATTTGATCACCTCATCACTTCAAGGCCATGACCTCGTCATAGGTCCACTGTCTCTTAGGCCGCTTCTGCTGCGCGGCGCCATTATAGATTGCGAGGGCCGCAAGCATATCCTGCATCTCCCACAGGGAGGCAGACCACACTTCGGCCCTCGTCATTCCGAACTCCTTCCGGCCGTAAAAGACCAGCCACATCGGGCTGAGCTCTATGTGGTCGGTTCTACCGTGTTTTTTTTTACCGGCTCGGACTCGATCTCCCGCTTCGGGAGCATCGCGGCCACGGCCTCGCTCTGCAGCTGCCGGAAGTCGTCGACTGTCAGCGACAGGACCTCCGCGACTGTCAGCGGCTGTGCCGGGTGAGAAGGATCCGCAAAGTGAAGGTTTTCCTCGTAGCCCTTGTTCAAGGCCACGATCAGCTTCGCAGTCGTCTCCAGCGAGGCGGCATCCCCTGCATCCTCACTGAACACATGGGACAGGTTCTGCAGTTTCTCGCCGGGGCAGAGCTTGGCGATCTCCGCGCTCGCCCCGACTGTCATGAGAAACCCGCGTTCGTTCCCGTAGATTTTCATTCGTTCTCCTCCTTGTGGAACAATGCGTTTTTAGATGGAACCTCCAAGGGAGACCTTCACGAAGTTGATGGCCTCAGCCTCGGTGGCAAGACCTTCAGAGATGATCTTCCACTTGTGCTTTTCGTCATCAGCGCGAAGGACGCGCCCGGAGAGCTCCTGGGTCTGCCAGTCGATGTCCTCTTCCTGGGTGGAGAAGGAATCAGCGATCTGGTCCAGTTTGCACTTCGGCAGCACGGTGCCGACATAGGTGGTGGAGTCGTCGCTCATGTAGCGCACGACATAGCCGATGCCGATGTACGGGATGCTCTGATCATCATCGAAGTAGGTGGCGTTCACAGTCGCGGTTCCCACTGTGGTGGCCGTAGCGGCCGGGAGGCCCATGACGAGGTCACGAGCGGCATCCAGAAGGCCGTCTACAGTGAGGGTGATGTCAGCACCCGTGAACACGCCGGAGGCGCGCTCAGCGGGACCGTTATCGGCATAGAAGATGTTGTCATCTCCCGCATCGTCTGGAGTGAGGGTGACGTTCACGCCTCGCGCCAGGACCTGCGTGGAGCTGTAGGACACGGTCGTTCCAGTGTGCGCATAAATAGCCACAAAAGGAGACGAGAAGCCGGTCCCGACTCTCCCGTTTGCACTCATTGGTGTTTATCCCTCCATGATTTGATTGATTTCCTCTTCTGCCGTCGCGGCCATGGCCGCTTCGGCTTGTGCCCTCGCCTTTCGCACCGCCCGCGTCACGAAGGGGTTCTTCTTACGGAAAGAAGCACCGCCCTCGATGGAGGCGGCAATCATGGCGTTCGGCTGTCCGCTCGGGTACGCCTCCGTCTTGTGGGAGTTGTACCCGCTGAACGAGACCTTCGTATCCCAGCCGCCGTTATTTGAGCGCATCGCAGCGACGCCGAGGCCGTTCCGGAGGCCTTCGATTTGGTCTGCTTCTGCACCGTCTATAGGGTGGTTGGGTGAGCCGCCGGCGTTCTTCGGTACGACAGGGATCGTGTCTATCTCTGCTTTGAGAGCATCAGCGACCACTTTCGCGCCGTCGTAAATCGCCCGCTTGACCACCCGGTCCGTGTTTTCCACGGTGCCCAGCTGCTCAAGCTTTCGTGTGTAGTCTGTTAGGCCTGTTACTTTCAGGCGTCCCATACGATCACCCACTCATGGTGGACAAATCCAGTCTCGTTCTCAAACTGCACGGAGTTGTGTTTCCACAGGACTCCCGCAGTGGCCAGCGCGTCCTCGATGGCAGCCTTCGCGGCCTCGCCATCAGTCCGGGTGAAGTAATCCACATACCCCCGGCTCATATGCTCGGCGTTCCTGGAACCCGCAAACAGTGTGGCGTCCGCATCCCCGCTGACTACACCGTAATCCCCGGCGGGAGCGTGAGACCATCCCCAGACGGCGAAGGCATAGCCTGTCTTAGTCTTCAGATGGGAGCACAGATCCGTCAGCATTGACATCCACCCTTTCGCAGATCAGGCGCTCGTGCATACCGCGCCTCGTGGTTCGCACGATGCGGAACATCGTGTTATCCCATTTCACCATTTTCTCGCCCTGGTAATCCGAATACTCCGGGAGCTCAAACGCGATCTCCGGCGCGAGCCCTGCGGAGCGGGCGAGATAGTATTCGTTCATGCCGACATCCACGACGTCCGCGAACACCTCGCGGGTGTTCGTTCCGATCGTCTCGAAGACCCCGTGAGGGATCTCCGTGTAGAGTGTCAGCGTGGTTGAGATCTTCATCAGCCGACCACCTCCGGCAGAC